CATAATTTGATTCATATTCTCTAACTCTTCAGTAGAGATTAAAGCAAACATTAGATCTGCCGTTGCTGGTAGTCCAAATGATTCTGACGTATCAGTTAAACTTACATCTGAATTATCATAACCGCCTCTTGTTGTTTGTGTTGCTGATAGAATAGGTACATTATTTTCAATAGCTAAACCTCTTAACTCTTCAGCAATAGCTTTAACATATTGATAAGAACCACCAGCACCATCAGCTTTCATTCTACTTGACGCACAAATGTTTAAGTAGTCAATACAAATTAAATCTGGAACAAAGTCCTTCTTTAACTTTAACTCATTAAGCAATGCTCTAAAATGAGTTGCATTAGCCGATGCAGTTGGGTATTCTTTAATAACTAACTTACCAATACCATTATCTGCAATCTTATGTAACTTTTGATTAAACATATCTTTACTTAAGTTCTCTAATTGATCAATAGGCACATTCATTAAGTTAGCATCAATACGTTCAGCAACCCTCTCTTCACTCATTTCTAATGAAATATATAACACATTCTTCATTTGAGTTAAAGCACCTGCCGCAACATGACACATGAATAATGACTTACCCACGCCCGTGCCCGCGAGAGCAATATTTAAACTCTTATTAACAAGTCCACCTTTAGTGATCTTATTAAACATTTCTAAATCAAATGGAAGATGCTCTTCTTCTCTATGATAGAATTCATATCGCTCATCAGAATTGTCTATATAGTCATGACCAATATTAGTATCAAATGATACTGCTAATGCATCACTCAATAACTCAGGAAGAGCATTCTTAGTTAGAGATTCATGTTTTCCATCTATTATTTCAATCGATTCCATAATGGCAAGATAAATTGACTTATCTTGACACCACTTCTCTGTTTGTTGAATTAACCAATCAGTATTAGTATCCTTTGTAATGATATCAATACCACCAGCAATATCAAAAACAGTTGTAACTTCATCTTGCGGTATCTTAGTATTCTTTTGAAGCTCAATGTTAAGCGCTTCTGAATTTGGCATCTTCCCATAATCAGTTACAAACTTAACAATCTCATTAAATACAATTCGATGAGGTAAATCAAAATACTTCGGGGCAAGATGAGGTATTACAGTTTTAGTATAATGCTCATCTTGTATTAAGTTACGTAATATTAAAGTCTCTAAATTCATTCAGTATCCTTAATCATTTCAGCGTGACCTACTTGATACTTCTCCTTTAGATATTCTTTAAAATTGGTTTTTGCAAATACAGGTTCCCAAAATTCTTTAGTCATTGTATCTTTCTCTCTAACCTTTTTATCTTCTACTTCACCAGTACTTGTATCAACTCGAGCATACCAACCCATTGTAGGTTTAACAACAAATCCACCCTCCATAGCAGATTCAAGTAAACCTGAATAAGATGCAATACCACCTTCCCAAGTTACTGAAATAGGGATCTTACTCTTCTCTTTAACGAATCTGGATTTCTCTACATTGATTACAAAGTTATAACCTTTAATCTCTGTACCTTTCTTCTCTTGTTGACGACCAAGGATCCAGATATTATCAGCTGAATAGTAAATTCCTGTGCCACCTGATACTACAGCCTTAGGGAATAATCCAATCTCTTGATATGTATGATTAATAGCAAGAAGAGGGATATCTCTCATTGTTAGATATGGAGTACACATTCTAAATAAACCTTTAAGTGCTTTTGCTCTACTCATATCAGCAACACTCTTTTCATTCATTGCATCTTCTAATTCTTTCTTAGATGCAAGGTTACCAATAGAGTCAATCATAATGATTACTTTATCATCTCTTTCGATATTCTCCATTTGATTAACAATATCAAACTTCAACTCTTCTACATTTGTAATAGGTGTATGTATTACTCTTGATGTATCAATACCAAAGCTTTCAAAATATTGTTGTGGCGAACCAAACTCTGAATCATAGAATAACAAAGCAGCATCTTCATACTTTTCTAAGTAGGCTGCGGCCATAAGCAATCCAAACGAAGTCTTAAAATGCTTCGATGGTCCTGCTAGCACTGTCAAACCAGAGGTTAGTCCACCATCTGGATCACCAGACAATGCAACGTTGATCATTGGAACAGGTGTAGTCACCATATCCTTTCCAGAGAATAGTTTCGATTTAGATAAGACATTTGTCTGCTTAATTCGACTATTCTTTTTTAATTTATCCATTATTCCCATAATATCTCCTTGTTTATATTATATTATACCATAAATGGTAGTGAAAGTAAACCTTAATCCTTTAATAAAAATTTAATAGGTTCATTAGGGTTATAGTTATCATATGTTAATTCCCCATCATACTCCCATGCAATTGGAGTCTCACAAGATGGACGTTTAATCATTTCTTTAATATCTTCAATATGCTCTTGATAAATATGAGTATCACCAAAGTTCATTGTGATTCTCCCGGGGACTAATCCAGTTTCATTACAAATATGCTTAACATATAACGCTGCAAGAACAAAGTCAGACGGCATACCAACTGCAACATCAACACTACGTTGAGTCCAAATCATATCAAGTTTACCATTATCTCTAACATAAAACTGATAGTTGAAATGACAACAAGGTAATGATAACTCATCTAAGTGGGTATGATCCCATAAGTTAATGATATGGCGTCTACTCATTGGATCATTCTTAATAGAATCAATTACATTATCAAGTTGCTCTCTTGGTGGATAGTCTAAATTTAATGATCCATCTTCATTTGCCCATAACTTCCAGTACGGACACCCTAATGATTCAAACTCTTCAACTGTTTTTGCATCTTGTAAGAACCCTTTGAATTCCCCAACAATACCTTTAGTGTATATACGTCTTAAACTAACTAATGGAAATAGATCATACTCTAAATCAATAGTTAATGAAGTACCAAATAAACCGAGAGTAATACCATTTCTAGTATTACGTAACTCACCATTATCTAATACATTTTGAATTAATTCTTTATATGAATGATCAATCATGCTTCCACTCCTTTGGGTTATACCCCAATTCAATTAGAAATGCAAGGTTAGTTGCAGCATGAATCAAATGAGGTTTACCACTCTCTTCATCAAATTCTTCGCCACCACGCCATGCTTCTAAATGTCTATATAATGCGGCAACATATCTAGATATGTCATCTACCCTTTTCCAATTATGTGCATCATATTTAGCAGCACCAAATGTTAATACCTCAGCTACCCCTGCAATTAAAGATGGGGGTACTAAATCATAGCGAAGTTTATCGCTATCAAATTTTTTAAATTCACTCATTTTTCTTCTCCTATATTGTAATATATTATATCATACTTTACTACTAAAGTACACGTATAATATCAGAAGATAATGAAATAAATTTATAACCAGACGGGTAACGGCTTTCTTTAGATGTATCTAAAGCTTCTTGAACATTAGCAATACCTTTAAAGATAAACCTAACTTTATCACCAACTTTCATTAAACGTTCTTTATTATAGTTTCGCTTAGTATTATAAAATACAAAGTAGTTCAATTCGTTACTATTAACGCTCTCTTGTAATTGGTCAAATTTCTCTTTAGAGGGGATACCAAATGTTCTAAATTCAGGTTTAATTTCTTTAAAGTCTAATTTAAACCCGTTTAAAATACCATCATTCCTCCATGAGGAAGCTTCATCAATTTGGTTATGTTTACGTAAAGTCCATTCTAAGAATAAAGAATCCATTCCTAATTCGTTATTATAAGAACCTTTTTTCCATTCAGCATCTCTAAAAGTGATGAACTCCTGAGTCACTGTTTGAGTAGGCATACTCAATAGCTCTGTCAGCTTCTTTGTTAATTGGTCTATTTGTGTACCAGTTTCCTGTGTCATTATCTATCTCCCTCATTAAGGTTGTTATCTCCGCCGCCGTTATCGGATATCGTTTGCGAAGGGCATTCCCGGCAATGGATACCATTATAGCATACATTTTGGAATACCATCCAGTTTCAGTAATTAGCGAGTATTCATTCACTAATTTTTTATTTACAAATGGGCAATCTTTATAGTTATTCCATGTCACATTTGTATTGTCCATCGTACTTTTACGATGTTGTAAAATCTGTTTACGAAGTTCTTCAGGTAAGCCATCTAAGAAAGATGATCCAGTCTTCTCTACATAATCATGTTTAGCCATAATAGCTTTAGGATTCATCACCTCGCCATGATTAGTATTAATAAAGTTATAAGCGCCTGCGTACGTAGCAGGTATGTAGTACATGCGTGATAGATCTTTTGTTTGGGGATCACCAATATCACCAAGCTCTTTGTTTAGAGCATACCAAAAGTGTTTAATCTTATTAGCAGGTACATCTTCAGATAAAGGGAATACTAAACGAAACTTAGGATTCTCTTTAGTTGAAGACGCAGTGGAATAACAGATGTAATAGAATTCATTTGTTAATGTCTCCATTATCTCTATTGTATTTTCATCTACATCAACAGCTGCCCAACCAGCCCAACACTCAACGTTAGCATTAGCACGTGTAGTGCCAGGTTTACAAACCGCAGGAGATATCAGTTGAGCTGCTTTCTTATCAGACAACTCAACTTTTGACATCTTATACAATAACTTCTCAAACGCATGGAAGTCTTCAAACGCCATACGTTTATGAGTCTTGTTATCATATATCGATTTGTAAATCGTTAATTCAGGCATTTGTATATATGAATGCTCCATGGTTACCCATGTGATCTGGTGCTGTCCAACCTTCGGGTTTCATAAGATCTGGAAGTCCTAATGGATTAGGCCTTCCCTCTTTAATACCAACACTCTTATTCATGTTAGCCTTAAGGACTTTATCCCATGCTTCATTAGCATCAACTTCCATTAAGTCTAATGTACCAATAGCGAATACACAAACATCAATTAGCGCATCAACCATTTCTTCTGCATCATTATTAGCAAATGCTTCTTTAAACTCATCTACTTCTTCTTGTATACAATCCGCTCTGAATTTTACAAATGCTGATAATGTTTCAACATTCATTTTGTCCATTGCTTCACCAATACCATATTTATCATGCATACCTCGCATGTCCTTTGCCCAATTAGATGACATATCCAGCCTCCCTTATTCTTGTCTTCCACGGTCCACCGCGTCTTTGCTCTTTCAATTGTAAACGTAACCATTGTAACGTTTCTTCTTTATCCCAACCTTCAATGTTAGGATTAACCGATAATGAACTAATCAATAGCTCAATCTGTTGTTCACTTAAATTATTTAATTGCATTTTTCCTCCTGTTAATATATAATATTATAACATATTTTAAGGTGAATGTACACCTTAAAAGAAGCTTTCTAATGTAAATTCTTCTTCAGCCTTCCACCCAATTGAATCTAAGATTGGATTTATAACACTCATAAATGTCTTATCAAATTGGATATCATAATCAATATAGTCTTCTAATTTAAATTGTTTAGGAAGATAATCAACAAATGATACTACATTTTCTTTTAATGGATTAGGTGTTTTTAAATATGTAAATTTAATCTTATCTCCAGGTTCAATAAGATTGATCTGCCGTTTTAACTTATGTCTTTCCACATAATCATTATGTAACAAAGTACCTCTTACATGAATTGGAGTACCTTTACTATATACAGTTTTAGGGTCTTTCCACTTATCAATATCATTTACTCCCCGTGGGAATGATACCTCTTCAGCAGATGATGATTTGAATTTATCTTTAAACTCAGCTATCTCATCTTGAGTTATCTTTTCATTAGTTGATATAATAGTTGTGAACAAATGCTTTAATGCATCTCTACAAATCTCAGGGGTTGAACTCTTAATAGCTTCAATACCCATAATCTTTAACTTAGGTTTAGTATATCTAACTCCCTCATTATCATGTACGTTTAAGATATACCGTTTCTTAGCTGTCCAAATACCTCTATCAGCAATAACTTCTCGACCCATGACCATTTTATTAGACCTACCACCCAACCTATTAAATAAATCATCATAAGCGTTAGTAAGGACATCTTCCAATGTTGTACCACAAACTTGATTAAGAAAATCAATAGGTTTATTAGGGTTAAGCTTATGTACAAGAGGACCCAAATTGACATAAACAGAGTCAGTATCAATAGCAATAACGTAATCAGTTCCATTAGTTCCTAGAGTTTTATTTAAAAATTCATTAAGATGTTTCTCAGCCCATTTAATAGTAGTTTGTCCGGATAAGGTAATACCTTCAGCAATCCTCATATCGAAGTATCTAAACCATTTGTTACCCATTGCACCATACAAAGAGTTGAGTAGAATTTTAATAGCCATTTGTTTGTTCTTGGCAATTGCTATTCGTTTTTCAATAGCGTATTGTTCTGTTTTTGTCTTATCTTTAGCCCCTTCCATTTCCTGTTGGGCTTGCAACATATCTTGTTTAATCCCTACTCGTTCAGCATATAACCCTTCCACAATACGTGGTAAAGTTCCGATATTTTTAGTATCAAATCTAACACCATTAGCGGCTAACGCAGAGTCTTTCATGGTATTTCTAACAGAGCCATTCAAGATTGCTTCAGGTGTTACACCAACTTCAGTGTTATCCAATATCGTTTCTGGACTCATATTATATTGCATAATAAGAGATGGATATAGTGAGTTTAAGTCAAATGATACTACCCAATCATGCATTCCAACCATCGGTGCTTTAACATAACCGCCTGGATAATCACCTTTAAATGATTCTTCATTTTGAGGGATAGCTATATGATCTTCGGATAGGTCTCGGTAAATGATTGAATCCCAAATAGCAACAGTACCTAACACTGTATCATAATTAACGCCAGCCTTATATGCTAGGGTTAATGCTAAGTTAATAAGCCCTAACTTATCTTCTAATCGTGCAACTAACTCAACGTCTTTAATATTATAGTCAATAAACTTTTGGTAATCATTTTCATATAATCCTTGGAGATCACCATGCTCTTCATATGATAACTTACGTTCACCTAATTCTACATGCCCAATATGGTCTAGTCGATATGATTCTTGCGGGGTAAAAATAAACTTCTTATATAATTCAAGGTAATCTAATGTAGTAATACCCATTAAAGTATAGGCAATTCGCTCTTTACCAAATGTAATAATTTTATCTTCTTTAATATCTCCCCAAGGTGATAGCTTCTTCATAACATGTTTACCACATACCTTTTCAATTCTATTAACAAGATATGGTATATCAAAGAACCTAACATTCCACCCAGTAATGATGTCAACATTACTCATATGAATAGTATATCGTATGAGTAACTCTTTTTCATCATTACATTGAATATACTTTACTTGGTTTGATTGCATTAAAGAATTCTCAACATCATAATCACCACATCCAAAGACATAGTAAATATCATCAATGTTATTCTTACATGTGATAGCTGTTACTTCTTGTGAAGCTTCTTCTGGGTGCGGAAACCCGTCATCAGCCTTTGTCTCAATATCGATTGAGGTTATGTTGATAATAGATGGGTCCCACTTAATCTTACCTGGGAAAGCTTCATTTAAGTATTGAGCAACATAATTAGTATTACCATGAACTTTAAATGAAGCTACATCACCGTACTGCTTAGAGAAGTCAGTAGCTTCTTTCATTGTGTTGAATACCATTGGTTCTACATTAGAACCATCCAAAGCTTTCCATTTTGAGTTTGGATCTTTAGATGTTACATAAAGAGTAGGCTTGAATGGGATAGCGCGCTGTACACGTTTCCCGTTTTCATAGCCAATGTATCTTATATTCTTACCATAACGGTAAGCATTAGTATATATTTTATTATTGATCATGTATCTATTATAACACAATCAACAGCAAATGTACACCCTTTATGTAACTATTTGTTGCTTAGGTGTCACAATAGAACCTGTCATCTCCTGGTATTTCTCAGACAATGATGCTGTTGGGTTAACAACAAACATAATGTCTTGCACACGAATTGGTAAAGTCTTAATGTCAGCATATCCCATATACGGTAAGAAAGAGATCTTGCCATCAGCAGTAGGGATAATAATTAAAGGTGTTTCAATAGTAACATGTGTTTCATTTGTGTCTTTGATAGAACATAGAAGCTCTTCGCCTGTTACTAGTCTTACGATTTTTGGTTCACTCATATATTTCTCCATTGTATAATAGAATATACATTAGACTATCTAATGTATATTAAAGTATACAGCACACTATATGCTGTATACTGTATATATATTTAACCTAAAAGAAGTTTCTTAGCTTGTTTGCTAAATTCTCCAAGGTTAATAGTTTGTGGTTTATCCTCTTCAGGGATTTCATTTTCAAGACCAATTAGTAATAGTCCATCAACGATATCTGCACCAACAACTTTAATTGTTTCAGCTAATGTGAAAGAACGTTTAAAGTTTCTGGTTGAAATACCCTTATGAACATACTCAGTTGTATCTGAGTCAGTACCTTTATTACCTTCAACAGTCAACACACCCTTTTCAAGAGTTAGATTAATATCATCATCCTTAAAACCAGCTACAGCGATCTCAATAAAATAGTGATTATCACCTTTTTTGATTACGTTGTACGGTGGGTACGATTGTTGTTGTTGCGGGTTATTGATAGCATCGAAAAGATTATCGAAGCCGAAAAACAAATCTCTTTGAAAGTTTGTCATAGTTTTCTCCTTATATTAAGCGAGTTGTAATTATAGAGCCTCTCTTGAGACTCTTCCACATTAAGACACCCTTACGGCATGTCTTAAATTCTATTTAGTGCCTATGTTATACTTAGGACACAATTCCCATTGGTGTTTATCCTTATGGGAAATAATCTTTATTTGGTTTAAAGGAGCTGTATCGCCGATAGCCTCAACAGTCTCAAGTAACCCCCAATCAGACATTAAGGTAACTATTGTATTACGTCTACCAATGTCATTCTTGGTTAAGTTAGAAGGTTTACCATCTAACAAAAATAATTCTTTGAAATGGGTTATGAAGTATCTTCCTTGCTTATGTAATATATGACAGCTTTGATATAACTTCGAATCTTTCTTTGACGCTACACCCATTCTAGTTAACGTCTCTCTTATTTTTAAAAAATCGTCTGGTTGTCCAAGTATGACCTCCAACATTTGATCTGGATTCCAGTCGACGATCTCATCATTTAGTTCCACCATGATGTATTTTATCCTTAATTATCTTCATTTCATTTTGTGATAGAAGAGGAAGTACATCTCTAGCTTTTTCATTTGAATACCCGTAGTATTCTTTAATTGCAGATATGTCTGCAGACTCAGATGTCTTATTCCACTTCGAAAATCTTTTACGATTCCTGATAATATTTATAAGAAATGAAAATTGTGCCTTACCTGAGAGATGAGCATTCATATTCATCTCGTTAGCATACAACACTGTGTCTGGAAAATAAGATAGTCCACGATTAATCATAAACGCAGGATACTCATTATCTTTAATATCAACATCTTTAAAGTGATACCATTTATTACCATTGATAGCATTCAAATAGGTAAATGGGTTCTTAGTTAATTCATTACTCATGGATAAACCTTTTCTATGTTACCTAATTTCCATTTACGATATTGCTCTGACCATTCTGTATGTTGGGCAAAAGAAATTTCTTCAATTCTCTTACCTTTATATTTCATTAACCATTCTGGATATGTCATTTGAAACTCCCTTGAGCCATAATCTCTGTTAAACACGCAACAGTATTCAATTCATGATCTGCGACGAATGCATCTTTATAAGAATAGTCAGCAAGTGTCATAACCAGTTGTGGTATATAACTTGGATCGACATACTCTAACATATTATCATAAATCATTCTGAATACCTTAGCACTCTCTATGTCAATATTATCTGTTACCCATTTTCTCATACCTTTAAAGTTCTTATTCTTAAGATCCTCCATAAGCCCTTTAATAGAGGATTCAGACAAGGAGACTAGAATGCCTGCGTCAATAGAACCACCAATACCGTATCGCTGACATTCATTCAGGACACGTCTCCAATCTGGTACGTATTTCATGATTAGTTCAGCAACAACTTTATCTTCATACTTAACACCTTCAGTATCTAAGATAGTCTTAAGTCGTTCCATGAACTGACCAGCCATGATAGCCTTTGATCCAACATTGAATTCATATACAGAACATCTAGAATGCAGAGGTTCAATGATACGATTCTTAAAATTACAGGTTAAGATGAACCTGCAATTATTGGAAAACTCTTCGATAAAGCCACGAAGAGCAGGCTGAGTAGATTGGGGGTTAAGGTAGTCAGCCTCATCTAATATAACTACCTTATACCCACCTTGCAATGAAACAGTCGAAGCGAACTGCTTTATTTTACCACGGAGTGTATCAATGTTGCCATCTTCAGAACCATTGATAATTATATGGTCAAGTCCTAATTCATTGCAAAGCGCTCTGGCCACAGTTGTCTTACCAACACCTGCTGAACCTGTGAACATCATATTAGGAAGCTCGCCATTTTTAATTATTTCATTGAATGTAGATTTTAGGGAGCTATCCAAAATACATTCATCAATAGTTTGAGGTCGATATTTCTCTACGTAGAGAAATTCATCTTATCTTTTCATCATATAATTTCCATTTGTTTTTTAATATATTTGCCAGATCTTTTAGTCTCTTTCATACAAGCCGATATCGATGGATATTCAACACCTTCAAATATTATACT